GACGGCGAGGGCTGGGCGACCATCCCGAAGGCCGAATGGCTGGCCCGGCGCGGTGCGCCTAGTGAGGCGACCGGTAAGGGGTTCGCGGCGTTGCAGGTGGGCACTGATGCCCGCCAGGCGGCGCTTGGGTTCGCTGTCCGCGAGGACGACGGCACGATCCGGGTCGAGTTGGTGAAGCATGAGCCGGGTACGGCGTGGGTGGTGCAGGCGTGCAAGAACGCGCAGGCCGACACTGGGCAGCCGATCATCGTGGACCCGAAGTCGCCTACGGCCGGCGTACTGGACGACCTGAAGGCGGCGGGGGTCCGTACCCGCGAGGTGACCCCGGTGGAGTTGGTGTCGGCGTGTACCGCCTTCCAGCGCGAGGTTGTCGAGGGCGGGTTGAAGCATCTTGGCGCGCAGGGGTTGACGGACGCGGTGCGTCTGGCCGATGTGCGCCGGGTGGGTGAGGCGTGGGTGTTCAGTGAGCGGGCGACTGCTGCGGACATTTCGCCGTTGATGTGTGTCGTCTATGCCGCATGGGCTGAGCGAACTTTGGTTCCTGCGCCGTTCTTCGTCTACTGAAAGGGGGGCCGACTTGGCACTGTTTCGTCGCAATCGGCCCGAACCCGCCGCAGAGTCTCGCACGGCGACACTGGGCGCGCTGCAGTCCATCCTCGACCGCTCGGGCCTGACCGCTGCCGGCGTGGTGGTCGACGGCGACAAGGCGCTGACTAACTCTGCCGTGTGGGCCTGTCAAGAGTTGATCGCCGGGGTCGGTTCGTCGCTGCCGCTGGATGAGTACCGCAAGGCCTCGACCGAGCAGATCGCGGTACCGCTCTCCAGTCTGTTCGCAGACCCGGACCCGGACCCATCTGTCACTGCGGTTGCGTTCCGTGCGCAGATCCTGCGTTCGGCGGTCGCTCGCGGCAATGCGTACGCCGACCTGTTAGGGGCCGAAATGGGCACCCCGACCGGGGCTGTCACGATCCACCCCGACCGGGTGCGCTGGCGCTACGAGCACACCGCGAACGGGTACACGTGGCAGGTCTACGTCGACGGCAAACCACGGTCACGGTGGCCGTATGGCGACCTGTGGCACTTCCCGTTGTTCCAACAGCCGGGCAGCCCGGTCGGCCTGAACCCGGTGGAGTATCACCGGCTGTCAATCGGCGCGAGCCTTGCGGCTCAGAAGTTCGGCGCGCAGTTCTTCGATTCTGGTGGGCATCCGACCGTCATCATCAAGATGCCGACCGATCCCGGGCCGGATGAAGCGAAGGCTGTCAAGGCTCGGATCGTGGATTCCACTCGCGGTAGCCGTGAGCCGATGATCTTCCCCAACGGGTGGGAACTCGACAAGGTGACCATCCCGCCCGAAGAGGCCCAGTTCCTGGAAACTCAACGCTACGGCGTCGAGGAAATCGCCCGGATCTTCCTCGGCGGGTTCGTGGAGCTGATCGGCTCGGCGGTCACTGGTGGCGGATCGATCACCTACTCCAATCGTGAACAGCGCATGGCCGACTTCATCGCCTTGTCGCTCGCCCCTCGCTACCTGGTCCCGCTGGAGTCGGCCCTGTCGGCGCTGCTGCCGCGTGGCCGGTATGTGAAGCACAACGTCAACGCGTTGATGCGGGCCGACCTGAAAGCCCGTTACGAGTCGTACAAGCTCGCCGCGGAGGTGTCCGACCTGATGGGTGCGCCGTTGCTCGACATCGATGAGATGCGTCGCTTCGAGGATCTGCCGGTACTTACCGACGCCCAACGCGCAGCGTTCACCCCTAAACCCGCCGCGGCCATGCCGGCTGCAAGGTCCACCGTGGCCTCTGTGGCCCCGGTGGAGGGCCGAGCCACCCCGGACGTGCACCTTCACCTGTCCGAGACGCGAGAGGTCCGCGTAGACGCCCCGGTCACCGTCCAGGTACCGGACCAACGTCCCAACGTGTACGTGTCGGTTGAGCCGACGCCCGTACAGATCACCAACGAGGTCGGTGTCCCTGAGGTCCGCGTAGACGCCCCGGTCACCGTGTCCCCGACCGTGACCGCCCCCGACGTGTTCGTGACCGTGACGGAGCCCGACAAGGGGCCAACCCGCAAGAACGTCATCCGTGATGGTCGCGGCCAGATCGTGGCCATCGAGGAGGACTAGGGTGGCAGACAACGTTGCGGTATCCGCCGCCGCGTCCTACACGGTCGCATCAGACGACGACGGCACCGCGCAACACCAGTATGTGAAGCTGGAGTACGGCGCCGACGGCGAGTTCAATCGCGTCACTGCTGACACTCCCCTGCCAACGCTCGATGTGGCGACGATCCAGGTGTTGCGTGAACTGATCGAGCACGCCGCCGTGCTATCCGCCGTCCGCGACGCCGCCGCCGGCCTGCGCGTCAGCATCGCTGGTGGCACCCTGCCGACCGTCACCACCGTGACGAACCTTGCCCAGGAGGGTGGCTTCGCTGCCCAGCCGATCGTCCCGGCCACCTCGAACATGGCGGCCGTCCTGTCCAACATCAACAACGTGATCGTGAGCTGACGTGGCTGTCACCAACCTGAACCGACCGCTGCTGCACCGCAAGGAATGGCAGATGATGACCCCGGCGCCGACCGCCACCGCTGCCGGCGCGTTCATCGTGCATGACGTCGCGTCGCTCAACAACCTGGCACTGCTCATGTCGAGCGCCACCGTCCACTACCTCTACTATCACGACGAAGACGCGTGGATTCAGATCCCGTCCGGCGCACTCACTGGCACCTTCGGCGCGGGCTCATGTGGTGCTGCAGCTCGCTGGTCGCGCACCGTCACCGCCAATGGCGGCTCGACCACGACCGCCACCACGGCCGGCGCCATCACCGGCATCGCGATCGGCCGCACCATCAGGTTCCTCACTGGCACGGCAGCGAACATCGGCCTGGAGCGCACGATCACCGGCGTCATCATCAACCCGGGCGGCACGTCCACGATCCAGTGGTCGTCGGCGCTCCCCGCCGTCGTCGCCTCCACCGACACCTTCGCCATCGACACCGGTCGCTTCTTCGTCGTCAACGCCGGCACCTTCGCGCTGGGCTCGATCAAAGAGTTCGACCCGCTCACCCTGACGTGGGGCTCGAACCTGTCGATCACCGGCCTGCCGGCCACCTGGGGCACCGACGGCCGGCTGATCTCCACGCCGTCTCACGTCACCTACGCGTCGGGCACCGCCACTGCCGGCGGTGCTTCGACGTTGACGAACAGCGCGAAGACATGGACGGCGAACCAGTGGACCAGCTATCAGGTCCGCATCACCGGCGGCACCGGTTCGGGGCAGATCCGCACGATCGCCTCGAACACCGGCACCGCGCTCACCACCTCGACGGCATGGACGACAACGCCGGACGCCACCTCGACGTACGTGATCGAGGGCAACGACGACTTTCTGTACCTGATGGGCAACAACGCCGTCACCCTGTACCGCTACTCGATCTCCGGGAACACGTGGACCACCCTCGCCCCCGGCGTCGCGCGTGCCGGCGCCCCGGTCGCCGGCACGGTGGCAGCATGGGTGCAGGACTCGGATGACGCGAACTGGGCGAACGAGTCCGACATCAAGGACGGTCGCTACATCTTCAGCTTCCGTGGCGGCGGCACCGCGCTTGACCGCTACGACATCGCGCTGAACACCTGGCTCGCCGACACCTCGTACGGGCCGATCGCCGAGACCTTCGCCTCAGGCAGCGCGAGCGCCGCGCTCGGTCGGTACATGTTCCTCCGCAAGGACGCCACGAACCGCTTCTTCAAGCTGTCGACACGCGGTAACTACGTGGAGGCCCTGTCCACAAACCTGTACCCGGACGGCGCCGCGGTGATCGGCAACAAGCTGTGGGTGAAGTTGCTCGACTCCACCTCCGGTATCGCCTGGCTGTATTCGCTGGCGAACACCGGCACGGTGGTGCACCGCTTGATGCTGGTGTAGGCCATGTCGCTCCTGCTGCTGTTCCGTCCCCTCGTGTCGGAGCCGTCACCCCCGGACCCAGCGGGCGGCGCACCCGCCGCCAGGTTCCGTCCTCTCCCGTTCACGATCCAGCCCGCTGCCGATGACGAGATCGCGATTCTGCTGCTACTCACCGCATAAGGAGGCCACCGTGCGTGACCTACTCACCCGCTCACTCCCGGACGCGGTACGCGAACGCCTCGCCGCTGAACCGTCCACCCTCATCGCGGCCGGCCTCGCTGCCCGCAATGGCGCGCAGATCGTGGAATCGCGCGGCTACAAGATCGAAGCCCGCGCCAACACTGACGGCACCTACCACGTGTCAGGCTACGCAACCACATGGGACACCTGGTACCCGGTCGCCGGAGGCCCGCCGTTCGGCTGGAACGAATCCATCGCCAAGGGCGCGGCAACCAAGTCGCTCGCAGAACGCGACGACGTGCGATTCCTCATCGAACACGAAGGCCTGCCGCTCGCCCGTACCAAGTCGCAGACGATGACCCTCACCGCCGACGACATGGGGCTGATGGTCGACTGCCCCGCGCTCGACCTGTCCAACCCCACCGCTGCCGAACTGCGGTCCTGCCTGGACCGTGGCGACGTGGACCAGATGTCCTTCGCGTTCATTGCTGTACGTCAGGAATGGAACGAGGACTACACCGAACGCGTCATCACCGAACTTCGCCTGTTCGACGTGTCCGCTGTGACGTTCCCGGCGAACGAGGCGACCATCATCGGAATGCGTAGCGCCGCTACGCCCGAACCCGCCGAGCGTGGCATGTCGCTGCGCCTGGCACTCGCGCTGGCCGAAACGCTGTAGCGCACCCCGGCACAAGCCGGAGACACGCCGCCCCCACGCGCCGCCCCCACGCGGGCACCCTGCGGGCACCTGTCGTCCACCTGTCAGCCGTCACCCAAAACACCCCGACGACTCCCTAGGAGACAACAAATGTCCGATTTCCTCACCGTCCTGCGCGCCAAGTTGCAGGCCAAGATCGATGAGCGCGCAGCGGCCAAGGCCGAAGTCGACGCCATCCTCGCCACCCCCGCCACCGAAGGTCGCGCCGACCTGACCCCGGAAGAGACCGCCAAGTTCACCGAGGCCCGCGCCAAGGTCAAGGCGCTCGACAACGAGCTCGACAAGGACAACCCGGACAGCATCGCCTTCCGGGTTGCCGACCTCGAAGCGATGGAGGCCCGCCGGCACGAAGCCATCGCCAAGTCGCCGGCTCAGGCCGCGCACGTCAAGAGCGAGGCACGCACCTACAACAAGCAGTCGGACCCCGATGGTGCGGCGTTCCTGCTCGATGTCGCCCGCGCGTCCGTCCACGGCGGCGGCGACTGGGAAGCCCAGCAGCGGCTCTCACGTCACATGCAGGAAGAGCGCGTGGAGCGTGGCGCCCGGATCGAAGATCGCGCCGCCGGCACCTCGGCCTTCGCCGGTCTGGTCGTGCCGCAGTACCTCACCGACATGGTTGCCCCGGCCGTTGCCGGTGGTCGCCCGTTCGCTGACATCTGCAACAAGCACCGCCTCCCGGCGTCCGGCATGACCGTGAACATCTCGCGCATCACGACCGCGACCTCCGCAGCCGCTCAGGCGTCAGAGAACGCGGCCGTGTCCGAGACGAACATCGATGACACGCTGCTCACCGAGTCCGTGTTCACCGTGGCCGGTCAGCAGACCCTCAGCCGTCAGGCCATCGACCGCGGCACCGGCACCGAGGACATCACGCTCAACGACCTGGTGCGCCGCTACCACACTGCGCTGGACGCGAAGCTGATCAACGATGCCACCACCGGTCTGACCAACGTCGCCCAGTCGGTCGCCTACACCGATGCCAGCCCCACCGCCGCCGAGCTGTACCCGAAGATCCTCAACGGGCAGGCCAACCTCGAGGCGGTCATGCTCGACCAGGGCATCGGCAACGTGTACGCGGTCATGCACTCGCGCCGCTGGGCGTGGATGCAGTCGCAGGTCGGCACGTCGTGGCCGTTCATCGGTCAGCCCGGCTACCCGGTCCAGGCCGGCGGACAGAACTACGCCACCGGCTACGGCCAGGGCGTCCGCGGCATCCTGCCCAACGGCGTCGGCGTCATCGTGGACAACAACATCGCCACGAACCTGGGCGTCGGCACCAACGAGGACGAGATCTACATCGTCAACGCGTCGGAACTCCACCTGTGGGAGGACCCGAACGCGCCGCTGTACATCCGCACCGAGGCAACCGCCGCGGCCAGCCTCGGCGTTCTGATGGTGGTCTACGGGTATGCGGCCTACAGCTTCCGCCGCTACACCAACGGTCACCAGAAGATTGCCGGTACTGGCCTCGTGACACCGACGTTCTAAAGTTCTGAGTGGCCTAGTTTCTGATACCATGATCGCATGGATCAGCGATGTGGACACTGCAAGGAACTCAAGGACAGCAACGAGTTCTCGCCCTCCTACCGGGGCAAGAACGGCACATGGTGCCGAGCGTGCTTTGCGGCGTACAGCCGCGGCACGCTCGGCACCGTGCAGCATGATGAGCGGGCCTGCGTCGTCTGTGGGGCGGCATACCGACCCCTGGCCCTCAAGGCGAACTCCACAGGGTGCTGTTCGCGTGAATGCAAGGAAGAGCGGCGCAGGAAGAGCGGCGCAGAACGCCAGAAGCACTTGCGCCGCAAGTACGGCATAACCATTGCTGACTACGACGCGATGCTCGCGAAGCAGGGTGGTGGGTGTGCGCTCTGCGGTGTCAAGCCTGAGGATCAGGCAGCGAAATACAACACTTACCTGCACGTAGACCACTGCCATGCGACGGGCAGGGTGCGCGGCCTGCTGTGCGGCCCACACAACCTCCTTCTCGGCAGGTTCGGTGACGACCCGGCGCAACTACGCAGGGCTGCCGACTACCTAGACGGACTGATCTAAACGGCACCCCGACATGGGGTGCCCCATCTTGGAGGTACCCCATGTCGATGATCGAAGCACTACTGGAGGAACGCCGCGGCTACGTCGTGCGCGGCCTGACGGCCCGTATCGCCGCGGTCGACGCTGCGCTCGCCAGCTACGGGTTTGCGGCCGGCCCGGAAGCCCCCGAGGATGACGGCCCCGTGGTGGAAACCGCGACGGTGCCGGAAGCCCCCGAGGATGACGGCCCCGTGGTGGAAACCGCGACGGTCAAGCGTGGACGCCGGTAACCATGTCGAACCTGTCCGTTGCCACTTGGCGCACATGGAAGAACGCGCCGACCGACCCGCCCGACGCGGTGGTCCAGGCGGCAATCGACGCGTCCGAAGAAGCGATCAACGACCGGTGCGGTCGCGTGTTCGCGGTTGCCGGTTCGGCATCGGCGCGCACGTTCGTGCCCGAGTCGGGCCGTTCGTCGCTGATCGAAATCGATGATTGCACCACGGTGACGTTGGTGACGAACAACGGCACAACGGTGGACGCGTCCGCCTACCAACTCGAGCCGGTCAACGGTCGCGACTATGCCGGCGTGACGGTCCCGTATTCGCGTATCCGCCTGCTCGGTTCCTACTGGACGCGCACCTATGAAGGTGAGGCGTCCGTCTCCGTGACGGGCACCTGGGGGTGGGCGGCGCTGCCCGCCCGCTACCTGGAGGCAGTCAAGATCGTCGCGGCGGACGTGCTGGACGCCAAGGATGTGCGGAACGGTGTCATCGGTTTCTCCGACTATGCCGCGATCCGTGTCCGCGACAACGGGCAGGTTGCCGCACTACTGCAACGCCTGACCCGCGCCCGTGCCGGTGGTCCGGTATGAGCCTGTCGCTCTCCGCTCTCCGCACGGCGATAGCTGCGCAGATCGAGACGAAGTTGGACGCTTCGACGCAGCCGGCGAACTGTTACGCCTACCCGCCCGATTCGCCCGAACTGAACGCTGTGCTCATCCTTCCGCGATCCGGGCCGGATGGGAAGTACATGGAGTACCACGGCACGTTCCACGGATCACCGCAGGGTGCGTTGTGCACGATCGCGTTGCGGGTGGAGCTCCGCTGCGGCGGCGGTCAGATCGACGCCGCGAAGGCAATGGACGCCTACCTGTCCGCGGGTAACGCGGAGAGCGTGGTCGACGCCCTGCTGGCGGACCCGACGTTGGCGGCCGCGTGTGAAACGTTGTCGATTGGGGGGGCGTCGGCCCCTGGCTGGTTTGCCTCTTCCGACCCGACTGACGCCCGGACGTGGCTGTCGTCGTCGTTCGATATCGACATCAGTGCACGGAGGTAGCGATGAGTGAGTACGTGGTGTGCGTGAAGGCGCACGAGTCGCCGTTGTTCGGCATGGTCACGGAGGGGTCGCGCTGGTTCGCGGATGACCCGGTGGTGGCAGCGAAGCCCCGCAACTTCAAGCCTGAGGAGGCGCCCGAATGA